TTTAATTTGCTGAGCTCAGTACCAACAGCATCTGCTGCATTAAAATTTTGAATAAATCTATCTCTAAGTATCTCAGCAATTTTAACAGATTGCGGATCTACGTATGTACTTTGGTACGGTTCGTATTTGAATGCCATAGTTTTATTTACTAAATTTTAAACTTTTCCTTTTTGTAAGCTCTCCTAGTCTGCTAGTATATCTTCTTGTACCACCTAACTTCTGCACGTTACGAGTGCTTTCATTAGCATTAGTTCTTTCATATGGTCTTTCAGTAAGATTGTAGTAAGCATTAGCAAACTCTTTAATTGACATATCTGACATTCCTTTAAAAGCTGGGTCACTCTTTAAAGCCTCGTAGAACTTTCTACGTGTATATTCCCCACCTATTTGCATAGCATCTGCAAGTCTTTCAGTGGCTTCATACATCATCATGTCCCTATAGTTACCTGCAGTAACAAGTCCTATTTGTTGCAATGCTGCCAACTTATCTTCTCTTGCATATTGATTTTCTTCTTTAGCAAGAGCTCTATTGAACTTCTGTCTTTCGACTTCGTTCTGAACATTGAACATAGAAACTTTAGCTGCACGATCTTGTTCATCAGCTATCAAAGCTTTATTGATGTTTCCTTCTTGCTGAGCTATCTTAAGCATTGAAGCATTTTGCTTATTGTTGAACGACTGACCGATAGCAGCTTGAATACCACTTTGATTTCTAACCATGTTAGTCATTGCAATATTCTCTTCTCTTTCAGTAGCTCTCTCCTGATTTAAGTTAACTCTAGGATTAGGTCCAGCTGAAGCTGTAGGAACTCCTGCCATTCCTCTAGTCTTTTCATAAGGATTAAGAAGAGCCCATACAGGAGCTAAGTACTGAGATAGACCAGCTGTCTTACTCCAATAGGACTTAGTAGTTATGTTTTTAGGAATAGGTAAGCACTCCCCAGATTGACTACGGAATGTGCCTTCTGGGCAAGGCTCTTTTTCAGGTGTTGGCGTTGGTGTAGGAGTCGGAGTTGGAGTAGGGGTAGGAGTTGGAGTAACAACAGGTTTAGGCTGCACTGATTTAATAGCATTCAGCACAGCATTGTGAAATGGCCCTACATCTCCATCAGTAGCATTTTCTATAATTGACTTAATAGAAGTAGCAGGATCATCAGTTATACGTTTTTTAACAGCAGCTACTTCATTAGACGGTCCTTGATAAGTTGTAAGATAGTCGTATACCTTCTTAGCTAAATCGGCATCAGCCATAGTCTCTTCCACCAAAGGCTTCCACTCTTTATTATAATTATCTCCAGACCAAATACCAGATTTAATACTCTCTCTAGGAGTAGATCCTAGTTTATCTTTTGTTTGAGCAGGTTTCTCCCATGCAGCAATTGGCTGAGTTTCTTCCAGTAATTTAGCTCTCTTATCAGCAGGTGTTCCAGTGTTTCCAGTTGTAGCTGTTCCAGACTTAGATGTAGTAGTTGTAGAACTAGTAACAGGAGTTCCGTCTTCGCTAGTAGTAGTTGCAGTGGTATCCTGTGTGCCTGCCTTAGCAGAAGCATCTACAGCAGCTTGACCTGCATTGTTGCTAGTTGCTCCTGGAGCTTTAGACTCTTGAGCAGATGGAGACTCAGCATTAGCTTGGTTCTGATCTCTAACAGTTACATTGCTAGCATCAGCATTAGACTGAGCATTAGCTGAAGCTTCTGGAGTTGCTGCAGGCTTAGCCCCAGATACAGACTTCTCATATTCCTCTTTAGTCACATAACTGCCGTCATCCATCTCCACCATGTCATCTAGACTCATTGAGTTTTGACCATAGTTATCCTCATTTGGTTCGGCAGCTGTTTTAGCTTTTTTAGACTCTCTGGCTATAAGTTCGTTTTGAGCTTTAGATTTAGCAACGCTGCTAACAGAAGATTCTCCTATTACTACTCCATTATCATCATAAACTCTGAATATTTCTTTTCCATCAGGTCCTATTTCTTTTACAGGGTTATTAGCTTGAACTCCTGATACTGTAACTGATCCATCCGCATTTACAGCGGTCTCGGGTTTAACTCCATTCAAGGGTTTTATTGGAGCAAGGTTACTATAATCAGACTCCTTCATTTCTTCTTCTAGCGGAAGGAATTGGTTTTTTAAATAGCTATGTCTTCTTACTGATCTTTCAGAATCTGGAGTATCAGTGGGGTCATATGCTTCATAGACGTCACTAGCACCAACAGTTTGATTTCCCCTTCTAAATACCCCTCTTCCCCCAATTTTGTCTACAAGACTCCAAGGACCTGATTTTGTATCTAATTCTCTTCCTACCCCACTTCTTTCAGGCCTGCTTATCCCAGGTCTCATATATCTTTTATTCGGATCTCCTACATCCGTAGCTGGTGTGCTGAACTGACTTTCAATTGGGTTTCCATTGTAGTCTAGAGATGGAGTTGCTTTTAAGGCTATTCCGTTATAATATAAAGTCTCATCTCCAGCATTTTCTACAGGAAACTCATAAAAAGTTTCTGGGGTAGCAGCCGTTTCATCTTTAGTCTCTTCTTCTTTTTCCCCAGCAGTCTGGTACATATGAATGCCACCATATTTTTTAGATACAGAATTAGGACTTGCTATTGTATCAGGGCTTCTATCCTTTTCTCCATTCTGATTGGCAACGGCTTCTTGCTTTTGAGCAAGCTTTTGAACCAATGCTTGCACTTTTGACTTCTTTCCACCACTTGCTAAGATTTCTTTATGTCTTTGGGCAAATGATTTGCCTCCAAGTTTAAGATAGGCTGAGAAAAAGTAATCTCTCATTTTACCCTTAGAGCTGTCAGCTCCTCCTGATTTAGCCATCATTACTGGTTGTTTAGTTTCCTTGTGTTCTACCTCTGTATCCTCATCTATTCGAATTCCTGATACCCCGTCTATTTTAGATTCTGAGTGTTTATTACCAATGTATTCAACAGCATTAGTTCCCTTGATGGGGACAATTAGTCCCCCTGGAACTCTCTCTACTCCACCACTCTTCATTCTTCTAGCTCCAGTTCCTTGCATGTTCATGTTAGTAGAGCCTTTATATGCAAAGCCTGATTCTTGTCCTTGCCAAGAATTTTTAGAAGCTTCTCTGCTAGCTACACCTAATGCTTCTTCTTCTCTACGTATTCCTTTAGCAACATTTTCTGCTTCTCTTGCGGCATTCTTAGCACCAAATGCTCCCATTATTCCTCCTCCTACAGCCCCCAGTAATCCAAATTTGCTAGCACCTGATGCAGCTCCTGATATGATTCCACTTGCATAAGTACCAGCTTTTTCACCTCTTGTAAATGTAGCAGCGTTTTTATCACTGGTCATATTAGTAGCCATAGCAGCTAATCCAGCTCCTACTAAACCTGCCCCTGGAAGAGCTCCAGTTAGATTGATTTTATTAGAAGCCACCGGAACTCCCTGCTCTACAAGGTCTGTTACTTTGCCAGCTCTTTTAGCTTGTTTTGCAATATTTCCTACTATAGGTTCTACTCCTTGTAAAGAATTTAGAGTATTTGGATCTGTTAAGTATTTATCCTGCAACATCATGGCTCCAGGAATATCTCCTACTTTAGTTATTCCGGTATCTTTTTGCTCTGCTAAAAGATCTGTTGGCTGAAACTCACCTTCCCAAGCAGCTTGCATTCCAGGCAAGTACTCTTCTGCTAAAACTCCAAGACCTGGAGTAGATCCTGCCCAGTTAGGATCTGGGAGGCACTGACCTGATGCTTTATCCCAAGCAAGTCCTGCAGGACATGCCCCTGCTGTTTGGAACTTACGAGTAAATCCCCCTTTCTTTTTAATCATTGACATAGCAGAGTTTGCAACATTCTTAAAGCTGTCTAACTGCTGTTGCTCTTGACTTTGATTTAAAGAAGATACTGCTCCTGCAACTCCCCTAGACACGGAGTCTAGATTGGACATAGCCATCGTGTTATCTCTTGACATTCCAAAGTAGGAATTCTGTGGAGGTCCACCAGCTAAGTATTTGGTTTTTAGTTTTTTCTTCATGTTATCTTGGAGATATTCTGGATGGAGAAGATACGATATACAAACTTAGTAAATTTTTCAATGAGTTGTTAGAAATTAATCTAACTCCCAAGAATTTATCTATGAATTTTCTCTGCTCATACCAAGGTTTGTTGCCGTCTATATAGTTAAAGTTTATAACCCCTTCTGATGAGAACATAGCTGAGCTTGAGGTAGTATAAGTCCCACTGTATGGATCACCCTGCACATTTATGCTTCCTGCTACTAAGGTTGTGTTAAATTCTATTCTTGACAGGTCTCTAAAGCTATTAAAGCTCCAATGACCTTCTACTTTACGAATGCTGGTTAGGTGAACTAAAGGATTCTCCCCAGATATCTGAGTCGTATTGTAAGTATAGTAACTGGTAAACCCAGGATTAAACTGCTGCTTAACTGGGTCTGAGTTTCCTATCTTAAGATAAGCATCCATCATATAGTTTACAGATCCGTAAACTTTATTAGAGTACCTGGCAGATCCTTTATCACTTTCCTGACCTGTGAAGATTACATCTATCTCAAAGTTATAAACTGCTGGATAATACCCTGCTCCCGTTAAACTGTAGAAAGAGCAAGGGTTCTCCATATCAGAGTGCTCAAATATTGTAGATGTAGTCAAAGAGTTTGGATCAAGAGTTATTCCAGGCATGCTATACATGTACCTAGAATTAAACCCATACACTTTAGGTAGATAGCTATGTCTACTAGCCCATACATCTTGATCTAGGGAGTACGATATTGTCCATCCACCTTTAGTAAAGAACTGAGGGTCATCAAGATTAATATCGTAACGTCGTAATTCTCCACCTACTCCTATTACGTTTGTATAGTACTGGTTAGTACCTTCTTCTATAAATATTCTATCAGTATTCCAGAATGTTAAAAATAATTCAGTTGGTACTTGTTCTTTCTTAGTTACTATTATTCTTCTGAACAGAGGATCGTAAGTAATGTGGAAACCAAAGTACTCACTTGGGGAGTCTGGGTAAGAGAGTCTATCTGGTTGGTCAAATACATACCCGTATTCTTCTAGTATGAATGGTATATTCTCTCTAGCCCAGTAGGACATACCTATGTCGGTTAGGTTCTTTAATCCTTCTCCACCGAGCATAAATATGTTTCTTGACTTTCTAGATATAAAAGCATACCCATCCTTTATTACTACCCCAGAAGTAATTCCATGCATCCCAATATATGCATCAACAGATTGGATAAACTCTTCTGGTTCTTGAGCAAACAGGTCTCCTGATCCGATGTAAGCCTGAGAGGCATCAGTCATTTGAACTACTTGCTTACCCTTTGTTCTAAACATGCTTCTAGTCGTGTGCACGTGAAGAAGAGCACTCAAGTTAAACAGCTTGGTAATCTCCCCTCTGTTTACTGGGAACTCTTTAAAGTCTAATGCAAGGAAGTATCTATAGGTATCATCAAAGTTACCTTGAAGAACACTTGATCTAATAACCCTACCTGGGAATCTAATTACAGATTTTTCAGATTTAGGATATGGTAAAGCTACTTTAAGATTTTGAGCTGCAGAGTATTGATCCTCATACAGCATATTATCCATTTTAGTTAAGTCATACAGTGGAGACTTGTATAGTACCTCTGATGCTACGTTTCTATCAAAGTATACACTGTTAGCAGGACTAACTCCTTTTTCTACATCCCCAACATATCTAAAGTTAATGTTGTCATCAGATTCCACAAGGAACTGATATATAGTAGTCATTACATCGTGTACCGGAGTAACCCAGTTATAGTTTATAAAAGATACGTCTCCTACTACTGTGTCATATCTTTGCTGAGCATTTCCAATGTTCCAAAGTACTCTTTCCCCAGCAGTATAACCATTTAGCATATTTAAAGGAATGTCCCCCCAAAGATTTCTGCCACCTGCAATAGTGTTTTCTCCAATTCTAAAGTATACTAATTGACTATCTTGATTGGTTGTTCTATAACCATATCTGCATATAAAAGTATCTCCCCCAAATATATCTAGAGACTGTGCCCCAGTGTAGTAGTTAACATTTATTGAAGGAGTAAGAGCAGATTCTCGAATAATGCCTTCTCCAGTTTCAACATCTACATCTGCTAAGCTTTGATAGTGACCAGTCCACACAAGCTGCTGAGATTCAAATGGCTCAAACACGTCTGTTTTATAAGAGCATAAGTTTAGCAGATATACATTTGGTTTTCCGAGTTCATCAAGCTTTCTAATGAACTCTCTATTGTTAGCCATTAACTGAGCCCTGTTGTTTTCAGGATCCTCAGATGGCATGGATATTTGAGGAGTGCCTTGAAGAACATATTCTTGGTAATCGTAATAGTTCCAAGTAGATTCTAAAAATCCATGAAGAACAGGCAACCCGGATATTAAGCCTAGAGCTATTGCACTTTCTCCACTACTATTATTTAAAAATGTAGCTCCTTGGTATGCAGTAGCAGATTGATTTTTAAGAGTTCCAAGGCCGTTGATGTAGCTAGCAGAATCTGGGGATACCATAAAGATAGTCTGCAGATAAGTTAAAACATCTGACTGGTTTCTTTCAAATTCGTTTTCTGGGGGTGATCCTGAAACATATGCAAAAAGTCCAGTATACCCAGCATCTGTTCCTGGGAATCCAGCAGGTCTCCATCTTGCAGCTATATATACATTTCCCCATAGGACTCTTGGGCCCCATACGTCGTATCCTACATCCCCTTCACTTATATTTCTGTCTACAGTGTTTCCTAAGTTTGGATGAATCCATACGTACTCTGAATCTCCGTGTCCAGATCTCATGCTGGTATACATGTAGGAGCTTATTCCCGAGACTACTGCATCTGGCACTTCTCCAAGTTGCATGCCCTTAAACCCTCCAGTCCAAGGCTGCATAGTCATGATAGCCTGAATATCTACGTGAGTAGCTGTAGATAAGGTTGGCTTTTTACGAAGAAGATTAAAGTCGTGAAACTTACCTACTGGCTGTGATAAATAACTTTTATCTGTCCACAAAGCTGTGTTATGTATCAACCCAGTTCTATGCAAGTTGCCGTTCATATGCCATATCGTGTAGTATGGACCTCTTGAGGCATCTTGTCTTGTAGTAGCTATGTTACCTGCTAAGTACGGAGTAGCTGGATGCCATCCACTTTGACCAATGATAGTCTTATCATATTGGTTTCTTTTAGCATAGTAAACTTTATACCCTTGAACTTGCTTAAGCATGAACTTAGGTATGCTGATATTTGATAATCTTATTCCCAGTAGTCTTACTGTTTCTGAGAAAGAAACTTGGCCAGTGCTACCGGATGTTGATATAAGATTTGGTGAGCTAAAGTCTTGATTGTATTCTACGTAGCTAAAATCAAAATTGTGATTAGAAGGCATTTTATGATGCCTAACTCTATTTCCATTCATGCCAAAACCTGGAGTAAACAGCGGAGTTCCACCAGGCTGCACAGACCATATTGCAGAAAAGTCAGGATCATTTGTAGGGTAAAACTCATTTTCGTTTTCCCAAAATCCCATTGTAGTTGGAGTAGTTCCTAAATAACTTGTATCTATAAACTGATATATCTTACCATTCGGCTGAGAAGACTTTATTTCTTCTCCATTGAATTCTGTATATTGTAAGCTTAGATCATCTATACCATAATCTTCATCTAGACCACCAGTTCCTCCTTTAGAAATATCTTTTTTCATCCTACCTGGAATATGATAGGCATAAGACTCACTTCCATCTTTGAATACAAAGGAGATATAGAATGCATATACTTCTCCTCTTCTATAGCTTCTTCTCTTTGTGTTTAATTGAGTATCTCTGTATCCTTTTGAAGTTCCTGTTTGAATAGGACGAATTACATTTTCTATATAACTTACTATGTCTCCTTTTATTGAGTATCTTACCTCAGCGTCTACTGCAAAGTATGGAGTTGAATTACCATTGTCCAAAACGTCGGCATATATCATTTGAGCATATCCTTTGTTCAAATTATATATATCGTAACTTCTGGGATCAAAATCCTGTACAGTTCTAGTTACTGCGTCTACAACAATAGAGTTAGCAAATCTTTGATACCCTAAATCTCTACGATTAGTTAAGTTTCCCATATACAACCTGTTGTCAAGTTGTGTAAGAGTTTTAGCTGTTAGGTACTTAGCCGTATCTATTATTACCTCATCAAGTGATGACTGAGCTGCTCCCTCTAACCCACTATAGGATATAACTACAAGTGATGTGCCTAGTCTAGGTTTTACTGGTTCTAACTTATAGGTAAACACAGCATCCCCTATTCTTTGTATAATGTAAGGGATGATGTAAGTGTAATCAAAATTTACAGTAGATCCAGGTATTGACCATTTTATACTCTTGCCAGTTTGAGTTTCATTTGGAGCTCCAGTAATTGTTTCTCTTGGGATTGTATTCTCTGCAAGAGGAACAATGGATACTGGTAAACTAACTGTAAATACATCTGTTTCTGTAAAGTCTACATCTGCATAAGCTAAAGCCAAATGATATACCCCAGTTTCTACTCCACCACCTTCTACAATGTTAGCTTGCAAAATTTCTGCTACTCTCCCAGTGTCTGGAAAAATATTTAAAAAGTTTACATTTTTAGTAGGAGAACTATAGAGATTATTAAATGCTGGTAGAAATACACCAAAGCTAGGATTTAAATAAGCAAGCTGTCTAGTTACATTAAATACTCTAGGAGGGTTGTAAGATTCTACGTATTCTATTTCAGTTTGAGATTCTACTGTAATGTTTGAATAATTATCAGTAAAGTAAACTATTATTTCCCCACTAGGATTTATTCTTGCTTCTCCTGTTATTGGGTGAGTTATTTTAAAATTTAAGTCACCAGTTGTATATGGGAGACCTGTAAAAGCATCTACATCTGCTGTAGTATACAGCTCTGTAATAGGATTACCACTTATAGAGTCTTTGTTGTATTTGGTGTTTACATGAAAAATACTAGACAATCTAAACTCATATATAGCTGCAGGAAAAAATGGACCTAAAAGATGTGGAGCCTCACTTGCAGTAAACACAATAAGGTTATCATCAGGAAGTGTAATGCACCCTACTGGAACTGTACTGTAGGTATTAAAGTATGTTGATAAAAACTCTCCATGAGCTTTAGTTCCATACTCATTTGAAATGGCTCCTCTCTTTACATCTATTACAGCGTTGAGGGCATCTCTATATGTACCGTTAGGTTGGTCTACAGGACTAGTGTCCTTAAACATTCCTTTTAAGGGTTTAACTGAATCTGCCATAATTATAAAATTCCGTAATTAGTGTATCTTCCTCTGTCAAGTGTCTCTCTAGTGCCAAGGTTCTCGAAGAAGTTAGCATGTCTGTTCAAGTTAGGAACAAGACGTACCCACTGGTTCATGAATGATTCGTACTTGTCGATACTTGGGAAGTTAGATTGGTTTCTAGCCTGTGAGCAGTAGAACTTCCATTTAGCATCAGCAAAGTCATACCCGATACCATTCATAGATGGGGTGTATCCTCCAAGAAGCATCTGCTTGTATACATACCAGAACAAAGCTTCTTTAAAGCTTACATCATCTGGAATCATTGGATAGCAGTCGTCATCAATTGGGAAGGCTGTGTAGCTTACACATACAGCTCCATCTTGAAAAGAAGTTTTGATGTAATCTCCGTCAATGATGTAACTAGGCTTAACTACCCCATATAAGTTTTTGCAATCTTCACAGTCTAAGCTGTTAGGGAATGTAGTGGTGCCGTATTGCAGCGGAGTTAGAGGCTGGCCTGTATTCATGTACAGGTTTTCAAGGACTACTATCCTAGCATTTAATTCTCTAAGCTGATTGTTAAATGAGATCTTATCATTTGGATTAGAAACAATCTGAGCATTTAAAGTTTTTACCTCCTCAAACAAAGCATCAAGTTCTACAGAGATAGATGGATTAATAGCATTGTTTACTGCTACTTGCTGCACATAGTACAAATCAATTGGGAGTAAAGCCCTAAAGTTCTTAATAGGAAGAACACAGCCTTTCTGGCTAAGTTGAGGAGCAGAGCCAATGTGCTCGAGTGCTTCCCCCATCCATTCTACTGAATCATCAATCCAGTTATCTCCAGGAGGTTTTAAGTCCCTCATAACTTTCCTGATAATGACTTTACTTGATATTAGTTTGTACAGCATCTTTTAATGTTTATGAAAACCAGGTACGTATTTCTTAAACCGTAAGTAGGCTAGGTCATCAGTGTGTAAAAGGGCAGTAAGCTTTTCCTTATTGCCCTTTACACCTCTAGTGGCGTCAAACCTATATGCGGTTTTATTTTTAATCTTAGCACGGCTCTTGGTCCAGTGGAATTTACAATAGAACTTATCTGTATAGTAAATGTGCCACTTTTCCCCTTCCCCTGTTTGGCTATCATAAAGATTAACACCTTTGTCAAGTAACTCTCTCTTGTATTTTGTAGTTTCTCCCCAGTTAATTTGTGGTATCCTTGGGTCTCTCTCTACTCTTCTAACTGACACTGTCCCTAAGTTGTTCTGCAAATTGAACTCGTACCCGTTCAGTATCTCGTCAAATATTGCAATGTTGAACTCAGAACATATGTCAGCAAATACTCGGTAGCTTATTTTGTCTTCAGTGTTTTCGTCGTAGTCTTTAAATATAGCTCTTATTGTATGTGATTTGGTTTGCATAAATTATTTTCTCCAATTCATGCCACTTCTTTCATTGGCTTTTTCAAAACAGCTTCCTCCTTTACAAGATTTAGTCTTACTTCTTTGTGGAGTATATCCTGGCTTTAATGATTTAGACTTTGGCTTAAAAATGCTTTTAATAAATCTTCCAACTGCTGTTCCAGGCTTGTCAGGGTTTTTCATCATCCCCATACCAGCATCGTTAGAACTAGTAGAGTCTGACATGCCACCAAGACCTTTCTTGCCTTTAGCAGCCATCTCTTGAAACTTAGACTTACCGTACTTTTTTCTTCCAATAGCGGCAGCTATTTTTTTGGCCGAGCCCTCAGACTTTCCTTTTTTTTTAAGATTTGAAACCATTGCAGCAAATCTTCCACCACCACCTGGCTCCATAGATTTACCACCAGTTTTAGCAATCTTTATTGTTGACTCAGAATTTTTTTGAATAGACTTATCTAAAGTCTTATTTAATTTGGTGTTTCTCTTTTTTAACTTGTTAAGTTGATCCTCAAGAAGTTGCATCTCAGAGTTTCCTTTTATGTCAGGAACAATTTCTTGCTCTGCTTTTTCATTCATAAGCATGCTTTCTTTAATCTTTTCAAGCTCTGTTATCTTCTCAGTATTCTTATTAAGCTTTTTTGTCTGGCGCTCTTCCCTAGTTTTCCACTTAAATGGAGGCTTATCAGCTCCTCCAGTTTTCTTTTTAGTGCCTTCCATGCCGTGCATCTTTTTCAGTTTAGCGACATTGTCAGCTTTTTCAGCTGCAGAGTAAAGACCTCCATTTCCAAACTTTATTTCACTAGACTCTTTCATCCAAGAGCTTTTGGGTTTCTTACCACCCTTTTTATACATTGGTACCATTTTATTTAGTATTAACAGTTTTTACCACCCATTCTTTTTTTACCACCGGTTTTTTTGCCATAAGTTTTAAGCTTTGACATAAACTCTGTTTTTTGCTCAGGAGTCATAGCAGGTTTTGCAGTTTTCCCAATAGCAGCTTGTCCTTGCTCAGCTGTCATTTTACCTTGGAATACTTGACCTACTGCTGTTTTTGTATCCATTGAAGGACCTCCGTCTAAGTATTTATTTTTCTTATTAGTAGGACCACCAAACTTAAGTTCTTTGGATTCCATCAACCAGGTAGATTTTCCACCAGATTTTTTTCTTTTAGGCTCCATGTTTAAGTTAGCTCTATCAAGAGAGGGGATGGTTAGTTTATCCTCTCGTGTATCTTTTTTATTCGAGGCAGCTTTTAACATTTCTTGAGTTGCAGGCAAATTTTTAGAAAGCTGTGCCATTGCTGACTTGGTCATTTCAGATGTAGGAACAGTAGTGGTGTCTGATGCAGCCTTAGCAGGCTTACCTTGATCACCAGGTCCCCCCATTCCTTTAGATTTAATCTTCTTTTCTTGTTTAAGCATCTCTTTAGTTGGTTCTTTACCCGAGCCTTTATTAGCTCTTATATTATCCCACAGGCCTCTTCGACTTTTTGAGCCGTCGGCCCGTTTAAGCATTTTCTTCATTGTCTTGCAGTTTTTTATCGTACATAGCTCTTTGCTTTCTAGCAGTTAGAGCACGTTCTATGTTAAACCAAATAAGGGTAACTGCCCCTACGATTCCTAGGCCCCAAGTGACTGCATTAGACATCATTGCCCAAGTCCATCCTGCCCATATTGCATTAAGTCCGATCCATTCAAGTTGGTGAGTCATGTCGTTATCAAATTCAAAGTTTTTCATTAGGTTACCAGTTTGAGCAGCTTCCACATTTCCAGATGCGAAGAGACTTGTTTATTCTTGAATTTGGGTCGTTTGCAGTTTTGCTTGATGTAAGCTTAGACTTCATGCCACACATCCTGTTACAGAAAGAATCTCGTCTTTTTCCTCCTTTAGGTTGTGGGGCTCCAAGCTTAGAGCCTGGGTTAGCAGCACGGTAAGATGCTCTGCCTTTGGCATTTAAACCCCCTTTTGGGTTCTTACCTTCAGATCGTTGCCATGCTGCGGATGCCATTGCTACAAAGTTAGTTTAAATTTATTGAGGTTGGTTATCGTAGTTAGAATTTTGTTGAGGAGTCTGGGGAGCCTGAGGAGTAATATCCTGTGCTCTATCTGCAGTGGCATCTGTAAATGTACCAGCAAGCATTCTAAGTTCTCCAGCCATCATGCCCTGGGTAATGGCTTGCACCATGTCCATCGGCATAGGAAACGGGGTGTCATCAGTATAACAAGGTAAGCCGTTACAATCAGTAAACTTAGAAGCCTCCTCTGGATTTTCGAATATTCCTCTGACATTGACGTAATCTGCCCCTTTATTATTTAAGATGTATAAGTAATCTTCAATCATGTAAGCCTTCATGTTGTTTCCGGTAAACTTATCATATGCAATGTAAGCTACCTCATAAGGCTTAATCATCTGTATCCTTCCAGTTCCTGTTATATCCCCCACATAGGTAATAGCTTCTTCGAAGTTAAACCTTACAGTTCTTGGGAGAGGTCTGACACTTCTCCAGGCTGGACAATCGATTTGAATGTTACAGCATTTAGATAGGTCAACTCTTTCAAGTTGAACACATCTTAAGTCTTGTTCTAAGTGCCTGGTTACTAGTCCATTTCTAGCAAAGTCTCTACGAATGAATACAGCACGGTAATGCTTAATATTAAACTTAATCTGGTCAAGAGATATGTTGTCATCGTTTGAGGACCTGCCCCCACGAAAGGCATTTAGAAGGTTATATGCAATCTCATCTAAGGTCATCTATGAATGTTTTAGTTACTTATTTTATTAGTCATTTCCTGCTTGGCTTTAACCAAGTCACTACATTTCTCGTATTCTTCGTTTTGTTCAAAATAACTTATCATAAGGTCTGCAACATTCAAAAAATCCTCAAGCTTGCTGGGGTTAAATGGAAATAACACCACAAGCTTTTCAGTAGTTAACTCAGCTAGTGTCTGCTTAGCTGTTATTAACTTATACCCATTGTTGTAACAAGCATCAATCGATGCTACTTTTTCGAAGAACTCGTCCATTGTCTGGTCAAATTCTTCGTCGTATTCTTCGTCACTCATTTTACAATAGTTTGTAGATAGCCTTCTAGTCCATTAGTTTTACTCCAGATATAAGCCTGGCCTGTTCTAATAGCTGAGTATCCCATAGTCTTGTGCCAGTCGTCATTAGCACAAATGGAGGGGATAAACCTTACTTTAATTCCACGGTATTCATTGACCATTTCCTTATGTAAGTGACCACAGTGTACTTCTCTAACTGAGCATCTGGCAAACATCTCTGGTTGCTCAGTTGCCATAATCAGTGGCATTTCACTTGGCTTCTCCTTATCCCCGTGAGTATACATTATCATGTTTACTCCGTACTCTACATACTTTCTACTTTCCATGCTGTTATCTACAACAACATTTTTATCGTTACGATACCATCCTTTGATGACATCTCCAGCGTAGAACATTCTTTCAAAATCATGATTCCCTGATACAACTACTATTTGTACTGGAGCTTTAGCTTTTAGATAGTCTATTGCTCTAGTCATTAAGTGGCAGTAACCATGGAAGCTTTCTCTCCATCCTATTGAGTCGTGCTGAAAGGTGCCTTTGGTTGTAGTAAACCTCATCCCTTCAGAATTCATCCCGTCATTCCCAATAGGGAGAATGAACTTTTCAATATTCAATCCCTTTGCTTTATCAACTAGGTTTTGAACAGTGTTCATAAACTGTTCTTCTGCTGCTTCTACAGTTAACTCAGTAAGTTTGCCATAGTGAATATCAGGAAGAGAGATTTCATAAGCTACTCCTTCGGTCTCCTGAAATGGGGGAGATTGCTTATATACAGTTGGACTGAATATAGCTGCAAACTCCTCAATCTCTTTTTTTATCTCTTCAATAGATATTCTATCATTCTTAGTTACCACGGAGAACCGTTGTTCTCCTGTCATTGTCTGCCAGAACTTAACAGATGCTACATCGTCTCTGTTAATTCCATTTTCTAGTAGGTAGCTCTCAAACTCTGTGATAACACTTTCGTTATCGTTAGAGTTATCAGCGAGGCCAAGTCTAGCTTGTTTAAGAAGTTTCTTAGCCTCCCTGATTGCCTCTAATGCTATCTTTTCTTCTACATCGAACATGCTAGACACTCTGCTAGGCCCACTCTTAAGGTAGCCTGGCTTTATTTTTAATATGTCTACCAGTTCTTTTAGATTCATACTGTTACATAAACATCAAACCCTAAATGATAGTAAGATTTAAAATTACTTTGATTAAATCCTACATACTCTATCTCTGTTACAGCAAGGTATATATAAGTAATACTACTTTCCCATCCCTTTATACTGTTAACAACATTACCTAGACTGGTCCAAATAGGAAATGCCGACCCTATTCTAAGAACGTCCATGCTAGTATCTCCGTTTCCCATACTACTTGTCATAAACACATGGTCAAATATTCCTCCAGCAGCAGCGTCATCTGTAGGAAATATTTTAGATGGGGGTGCAGCATTATCTGTAACTATCTCTTCAAAAGAACCATAATCCCATGTTCCTCCAGATATTTTGTGTCGATAAATTATTTGCTTTCCACCACTGCCTAAACTGTCTAGCTTAATCATTTTAAATATAGAGTAAAAGGGTTATTATTGCTCCTCCAAATTTTCCAGTGCTTTCTGGCAAGTAGTCAACTCTTAAGATTTTACCTGCATAAGCACTAGATGTAAGACTTACATTAGCAGCAGCTGCAAAATTCTTTACATTATTGAATACCCCACTTTGAAGAGCTGATACAAACGTAGAGTTTAGGTTAGTAAACAAAAGAGTAGTATCAGCAGTAAAGGAATTAGCACCAGCGTATACTTTAACTAAATCTAAGCTTTTTCCGTAAGTTACTCCTAGTTTGGATGATGGGGGCATTAGACCTAAAGGTACAATGTCTGTTTCTTGTATACAAGTAACCTCCAAAGCTCCACTTGAAAAATCAAATAGCAGTACTAGATCCCCTCCAGTATTTGGCTCTTCAAAATAATCTTTACTCGCAGTATACGGAATATAACCCATTAGTTTATAATTTTTATAATAGCCTCCAGTTGTTCTGCTGACAGATCCTCTGGAAGGACTTTTTCGTTTATTACTTTAAGTTCCAATGTAGAAGTTTCATCAAGTTTAGCATTAACAGCAGCTAGCTGTTCTTTTCTTTTATTGATTACTTCTGCATGTTCTTCTTCAAATTTTTTCAATCCTTCTCCGTCCTCAGCTTCAATAAACTTTTGAGCTTCGATAGACAAGGTCATAAACTCTTCTGACGGAATAGCTTCAGCTTCGATTGGATCAAGATGGGCTTTAATAACCTCAGAGTTTTTAATTACTGCCTTAGCATAAGCCACACCTTTAACCGATCTCGTTTCATTGAGAGTTTTGAAGATGTTCAAGAACTCTCTGTTTGTTGCTGTTACATGTACTCCGTACTTTTCTGTCTGATTTAACATTGTATTTGGTTTTAAAAAGTTTGCATTATTCTGCGGTAGCATACACTCTGATCCAAGCATCTACCCCGTTAATTTTAATTCTAATTGCTCCAGTCTTAGCACCTGCTGATGCTGATGAGCTAGAGATTGAGTTAGCACTAGCTGCACTGCTAGTTCCTACAAAGTTAATGAAAGATTCGTCTGTGTCAAGTTGTTCAAGCCTTGCTACAGGAATATTTGCCGTTGTCCCATCTTGTTTTACATCAAGGAATGTTACAGGAGAGGGATTATTTATACCTACGTATTTAGTTGCTCCTTTAATTTTTATAGCACTCTGAGCTACAGCTCCAACATTAAATCCCCAAATATTGATATCTCCAGATCCTCCAGTACCGTCGTGGTTACCCGGGTATAAGTTAAGATCTCCCCCTAGTACAGTGGATCCTTGTGAGCTTCCAGCTCTAACATCCAATCTACCTCCTACGTTAGCAGAATTAGCATCAGCCGCTTTAATAGTTAAAGGCGCGGGAGCAGTTACTGCGGTAAGTACAGCTCCTATAACTTGAGCTGAATTACCATTAACAAAAATATTACTAGATACATTTAAGTCTCCATTAAAGAATGGAGTTGGAGAGCCGCTACCAATGAATGTTTGACCAGTGGTATTTACTTTAATACCTCTGCTTCCAGTATCTCCACTAATCCACCCTGTTCCGTATAAGTTATATCCTGCAGCATTTACTGTATTTGTAAATGCAGAAAGTGAAGCAGCAATAGTGATTGTACCAGAGCCGTTAGTAATAGTTACGTTAGCACCAGCAACAAGATTAGCAAGCACTGGAGATAACCCGGTTCTTCCAATTGGAATCTGGCCATTAGTTGCGGCACCTAGTGATCCTACTGCTGATGTTCCATTTCCCAATAACAAAGCATTAGCTCCCAAAGTAGTTGCTCCTGTACCTCCGTTAGCAACTGGGAGGGTGCCTGTTACGTTTGTTGCTAAAGCTACAGATGACAAGAATGCTGAAGTAGCATTGTTACAGTTAGCTAAGTTTATAGCAGACTCGTTAACCTGCAAGGTAATGTTGTTACTTGCTGTGGCAACAGTTAGCAAGCTATTAAGAGACTTAATACCTTTGAAGTTAAGTACATTCTTATTAGTAATGCTAACAAACAATGCCTCACTAGTAGCTCCTAGAGTGTTAACTGTTGGGAATAAATCCTGAAGCAAGAATTTATTGTTAGCAGGAGTTACTGCATTTGCTGTAAGCAAGTAGTCATTTGCTCCTACACTTGTTTTTGCTAAGGCTGCTAGGCTAGTTATTTTTGCCATTTTAGAAAGTAATTTGTTGATTAAACTCAGTAGTTATTGGTTCTCCTGACTCTCCTGATAGTGGGAGTGGTTGTATGTCTAAGTCTGGTCTCGTAGGAGCTGTTGGTGTTGGGGCTGGACCAGTAACTATGCAATCTGCACAGAACTGGTTAGCAAAATTTATAAAGGTTTCAAGATAGTTATTAGTATCTTCTTTATTTTGCTTAATGCATAGAGTAGATCCTGCAGCATCTCCAGGGAATACCTCCGACAAAGTTATTGTTGTGGTGTCTGTGACTGGATCATATACAGCGTCTATTATTGTAGCTGAGAAAGTTTCTCCTGGAGCTCCTGGATCATAGATTGTATATTGTGTGTTATTTGCAGGAGTCAGCAATGCAAACTCACTTATAACAGTTCCAGATACCACTATATCTCCAGTGCTAGCTGGAGGAATAGGCATGCCTGGTAAAAATGTTGTTATAGGGAGTGGATTAAATACATCAAACGGAGCATTGTCATCTATAGGCTGTATTGTTAGAGCGTTACTTAATGAGTAGTAATATCCGGTTGGATCAAATCCTATCTCTCCGGGATTTGTATAGAAATATGCTGGGTTTGTAAAGTATATTATATTTCCTGTAGCTACAGCATATCCTGCAGGGCTAAATGTTTCAAATGTAAAAGTTTCAAACTGAGAGTAATCTCCATCTAAAACTATTACATTGCTTCCCCCTTCTATAAATGGGATTGTGATATTGCAGGGTGGTTCAGGGTATAGTACTGTCGGAAAGCTAGATTTATCGTAAATGCAATCTAATGATCTATCCTCGTTCTTTTGGCCCAAAAGCTCAATGATTAACTTAAGCTTTGAAAGTTCCCTATGATCACATTTAACAGCTCCTGCTATTTTGTTATAGAACGTAGTGCCTTTTGTTGCAAGGCATTCTTGATACTGATCAAGTTTTGTATTATAGTCTACCCCGTTTACTTGAGCAGGCACCTCTGCCATGTCTCTATATTCTACCTTAGCAAGAGGGGACGGCCCTGTAGGGTCAGTAACATTTGTTTTTAATACTGCACAAACTTCATCTATATACCTACCCTTACCTCCCGCTACCGTACCGAAGCACTGATTTGGGTCAAATATTTCTATTTTAAGAGTAGTGTTAGTCTCACAAGTAAGTTCTACTTGAAGAGTTTTTATAGTTCCAAAATTATCTTCAAGTGGAGCTGTATATACTTTTGTCCCAGCATATACTTTTATATAGGCAGCTTCTATTTGAGTAGGAGTGCAAAACCCAGCTCTAGTGCTAGTGTAATAATTAAAACTTATATCGTAAGTTTCCCCAACTGTTAAAACATTTGCCTGCGATAAAGTCCCCAAAAGGGCAGAGTCAAATTTTACAGAACCACCTGAAAATGAATCCCAAGCACCATTTATGACAGTCCATCCAGTAGCATTTGAATCAAAAGTTCCATTTGTTACTGAACATGGATCTGAAGGACCAGGAACAGTTTCTCTAGTTACCGAAAAATCTGCAAACTCTCCATTAATACTTGTCCATCCTGTAAATGGGGGGCATGCATTATTGTTGCTTCCTGTAGCGGTAGAGTAAAATACTTTTTCACCACGACCGTTTAATACAATCCATTGACCCCCTGAGAGTATTAAATTATACGTATCTCCTGATTCTGCCGAATCAAAGACAAAATCGTATCCCAGTACAGATGATGGGTTATCTACAGGTTTTAAAACTACGGTTTCAGAGGTTCCTGTTCTACCAGCTGCTGCGGTAAAATTTACAATAAGGCCATCACACGGGCTAGCACTAGTACTAGCTCTAACGTCTAGTGCTGCAGCTTGTATACAATCTTTACAGACGGGTGTTGCCATTCTATTTTATTAACAACCACATGCACATGTTTCAGTGCAGAAGTCTTTAGCTTTGTTATACTTGTTTATAGCATCAGTGATGTTAGCTACTGAATAAGTAGTATGCTGTGCTGATTTAAGCAATAGTTCAATTTTTTCAGCCTTTCTTAGGTCTTCATCACATCTATCACAATGACAGTGACAGTCGATGGCAGCTTGAACTAAGGCTGCTATGCAGCAGTATATTTCAGCTCCTCCAACTACATAGGTTGTTGGAAGTAGGGTATCCAATGTATCTGTAATACTAATTACACCATTAAATAACTCTCCAGCTACCTCATGGTCTAATATCCAAGTAACATCCCCACCAACCGTAGTTAATGGACCACTAGGCACAGTAGTTTCTGTGATGTAGTTGTAGTAGGTAAAGTTAACTGTTACTGAATCTCCTGAAGCTATGACAGTTAGCTTTTTACCGTCAGGAGCAATAGTTACTGAGTCTATTACTGTAGCCATTAGATAGTTTTTGTAAAGATAATAAAAAGCAGGGGATTACTCCCCCACTTTTTAATGATTAATTTAATTAGAAGTTAGCTTCTCCAGCAATTACACCACCAGTCAATACGGTGCCGTAGTTACCAGCACCAGTAAGACCTGCAGCAGGCATGTAAATCTTGAAGTTGTTCAACTCCCCAGCACGGGCAATACCAGTGCTGCTAGGCCAGTTATGTTCGTAACTTACTTCAATTACAGAGTACTGAGTACCAACTTGAGCATAAGTTGGCTGCTCAAATGGGAAGTACATACGGTTGAAGTTACCATAACGAGCACGTTGTGATTTCTCCTCAGAGATAACCTGCCAGTAGTTACCAACACCAGCATTGTATCCAGTAGTAACAATGCTGAAAGATGTACCACCAGTAAGGTTGCTGAACTGACTTGAAGGAATTTTTGCCACTGTATCAAAGATAGCAATGTCAAAGATTACACCTGGGTGACGAGCAATGATTGTTACTCCAGCACCAACTACTGTTACAGCAAAAATAGCATTCAGGATAGTGTTACCAGTGATAGCATTTCCAACAGCAATAGCTGCATTTGCACCTGTGGTTCCAGCTGGGATTTCTACGATTGGAATCATAGTTCTACCAGCAGAGAAGTTACCAAGGATTGGGAAAGTAAATCCATTACCAGTCAAGTCCAAGTTAGCATTTGCTGGGTTAGCAAACATTTCGTAAAAGGTTGGAGCAACACGAATGTCACACTTAACCATTACAGAACCTGATAAGCCAGCAGCTGCTGGGGCAAGATTTGTAAAGGTAAATTGTTCTTGGTGACGTTGAGTTGCAACACCTACAGTTGCTCTAACTCTACGAACATCTCTAGGAGAGATCATAGGAGTAGCAATTGGGTTAGACTTGTTAGTACCTTGTACAACTTGGAAGTAGTCAGTGGTAAGACCAAGAGCAGCGACAGCACCAGTTGAGACGGTAAACAAAGCAGTTCCAGTGTACGTCTGAACACCAGTTCCGATAGGTCTAGTCCAAATACCACCAGCATTTGCAGAGGCTGCAAGACTAGAGTAGGCAGAGCCAGCAGGTGAAGTTGCAGTTCTGTTAAAATCTGTACCAGCAGATACAGCAGCAGTATTAACTACAAATGTTTGATTTAAATTAGAAGGAGCCATTTTTTTAATTTTAGGCGTTAAACATTGATTTTAGTTATTCACTTTCGAGGTTTTCTATCGATTGTGATTGATACCTTTGGGACTCAATGCCCTCCAGTATGCTTTTAATAGTCATCTCTACAATTTCTTGGTGAGTGTGTTCTGGAAGTTCACACCCTACTCCAGTTGTTATAGATATGGCTTTTGGTTTTCTTATATATACAATGAATACTGTAGGTACAACAAATGTGTTATCCGTGTAAACATTGATAAAATTCTCTTTTACAGAATAAGGAATGTAGTCAAAAGATGTTCTATTGAATGGATCTTTCATTACAGTTGGAATGTCATCACTTTGAGCAAACCAACATTGACTTATTCTTCTATCTAAACTTGGGGCAGTTCTTCTAGTAATAGAGTAAGTTGATTTAACTGTTTCATACACTGGAAAAGCTGATCCTAATCCAAGAGTTGGCAATATCCATGTAGCTCTAATATATCCTCCAGTTATAGGATCTTGTTGCAAAACTGTACTCGAGTTACCTAAGTACAAATGATTGCTATCTACAGGAGGATCTAATTGGGCCCCGGTATTATTTTCATTTTCTACTATATTAGCATTATAAGAAGGTATAAATCCTCCTTGATAATTAGTAGTTAAAATTAAATTGTCACTAGTTATCTCCTCCCCTAATGGAAGATTTACAGCTGATGCCCAGTTTACCCCATCAAAATATGATATTTCTGTAAGGATATAACCTGGAAACGGAGGAGTTAAACTCATTTTAACCCAGTCTGTAGTAGTGACTTCGTTCACTAATTCTGTATCTACGTTTATACGTGAGTTACAGTTGTAATGAACCTCAGCTGATACTGACACTAGGAAAAGGTAATCTAAAGGAAGAGTAGCTTTTTCTATGTAAATGTTTGTAGTGCTGGTATTATAGATATAACCCCCTAATGCATCGAAGAGAAAGCCTCCAGTAGAGATTGTATTAGAATTAGTAGTAACTACTAAGTTTCTCAAATCATCTACTCTTTTTTGAGACTGTTCAAATCCCTTACCCTGTCTGTTAGACATTGGGTTATATCGTTGCTTGATGAATCTCATCATAGCAATGTTTAACTCAAAATCTACCTCCTGAGGTAAAAGGATGTCAGCCTGGAAGGATGCAATCTTTTGCACCCCCAGGTTGACAGCTATATGCATTTCGTTTACGGTCATCTATTAAGATACTTCTTTGAGCCTTGCTCTCATTGTATTTACTTGACCAGAGTTCTTCTTGTTCTTGAAGTAAACAATTGCATCTTTCATATCTTCTCCGATTGTTTCGTCTTGGAAAATCACTTGATTCCCAATACGACGGAGAACATCTTTTGCAACCATTTCTTCAATCTCTGACTGGACTTCTAGGTTGTCATCCGTGCAGTATTTCAAGAATTTCTCTGGGTTGTTTCCCTTATAATCGTACAAGGTATTTTCGATTTCCATGTCTGAAAGTCTTTCTGGATCTCCATCCACAAGAACTCTCAAGAGCATTTTCATCTTCTCGACGTTGCCAGTGAGTTTAATAAACTCTTTGTCAGCATCTTTTCTAACCTGTACTTTAGCATTCTTCTTAAGAAGATCTTTCTGTGGATCGTAGATATAAAATCTTTTGTTTGCATCCACCCTCATTTCTTCTTCAGACATTGCTACATGTCTGTGCTTTAAGCACCACTTATAATAAATGTAATCCATTGTATTAATTGGACTACCATCTTCATAAGTACCGATCTCAAGTTCTGCTCCTTCAAAAGGAACTTTTAAGCTAAGGCTAGCCCAAAAGTCTTTTGTTTTTGCAGGCCATTCTTGGTGACCAGCTGGTACATCAATAAAATTTTTCAAGAGTTTTGCCTCTTCTTCTCCATCAACTCCTTTGAGTGGGAGGCGGTCTATATACATAGATCCGAGTTTAACTTTTGCTCCAGCTCTGATTTCCTTTGGAAGGTGATTCAGAACCTCTTTGCGTCTGAGGATAACTTTACGTTCCATAATTAGGGTTCTTTTTATTAGTTAAGCTTGGGGAAAGAATAACCCAAGGTTTTATATATTTTTAAAAAGGGGGGAGTGGTTACCCCCCTTTTTATTGCAAACCAAACACAAATTACAGTGCAACACACTGCATGTCCAAACTAGTATCAAAACGACGAAGTAAGATACCAGCGGTCTTCAGCATGTGAACAGATGCACCGTCAATGTCACTTGCACGGGTGTCAGTTTCAGTAAATCCTTTTGGAACAACTGAACCTGCTACACACCAACGAAGCAATTCGCGGCCTTTCTTATTTACCATTTGGAGGTTGTTTTCACCATCATAAGTTGATTGGTCAACAAACACCATACGGTATGATTCCAATGGAAGACCAGATGCTGGGTGCTTTCTAGAAGCTTGAGCCACAGGACCGTGATCGAACAAAGGAGATTTAACTACATTAATTCTATGACCATCAATGTGATCGTAGCTAGTGAAGTAACCGGTGATACCGAGGTTACGACCGCTACCAGTGATGAACGTAGGTTGAGTTGTCTGCAAGAACTGGTTACCACCATAGTAAGTCTTGAGGGCACGGTCGAATTCACGAGCACCACCAATACCAGTATAGAGAGTAACTTGCTTGTCAGTAGCATCAGTCATACCATAGAACAAATCCCCGATAGTCTCTTCAAGCTTAGCTTGAGTCAACTGAGAGTAAGTGTCTTTGTTGATGATCTGCTCAAGCAAACCAGGACCAGAGATTACAGGTTGACCGTTCTCATCGAGCATGGTAGAAGTACCAGTTGCATCGTGAGTCTTCTGGCCATACCAGTAGTACATTTCACATTCTTCTTTGAACTTAAGCATGTGACGGTACTCTTCGTAATCCATCCACAACTTAGTCTTAGAACCTTCTTTCAAAGGCAATTCGAACTGAGCTACATAGTCTTTAGCGTTACCAGAGAAGTGGTATGACTTACGTACAGTACCAATCTTAGAACGAACAAGACCTGGAGCAGTCCAGTTAGATGCATTACCACGTGAGAAGTCAATACCCACGTTAGCATACAACATACCCCAAAGGGCACCTGGAGAGCAATCAGCAATAGATACTGAAGCCACGTCAGGAGAAACAATTTTCAAAGTGTATCTCCAACCTGAACCTTCAGCTACTGGCTCACTCATAATACGTGCAAGAGCACCAGACTGAGATACCAAAGTGTAAGGGAAGATAAACCACTTATCAGGGAAGGTAAGTGTAAATGGGGCTCCACCAACACCAACAACAGCACCAGGTGCAGTTGAAGTAACAGGACGAACATTGATTTCGTGAGTTTTAACACGATACTCATACTCGAAACGGTCGATAGAACGAGTATTACCAACACCTTCAGTCAAGAAGGAGAGAGGGAATTTCTTTTCTTCACGGCCTGCCAAGTGAGTGATGATCGGAGATAACTCCGCTGGACGTTCCATAAGTGCATTTGCCAACGAGTTACTGTCGGTCATCTGCGAGTCGTTATAGTACGTCTTAAGTACTTGCATTAATGACATGATTCTATAATTTTAAAAGTTAAATGGTGTTTGATATTATTCAAACAGCTTTTTCATATCCAGTTGGTCTGGATCAAATTTCTTGGTTTTATTTCTTTCTACTTTTCCGTAGTTCTTAACTCTTTCTTCGTTACGTTGAATTTTATCTCTCAAATTCATTACACTTTGGGTTTTAGCCTTAGTAGTAATGATATCCTGGAGATTCATTCCTTTGTACATCAGATAGTCAATAGCCAGTTTAACATCGAGCTCTGAATTAGCATAATCCATGTCTCTACGTGTCTTGCCTGTTTTATCCACAGGTGCGGAAATATAATCAAAGAACTTAGCCTTTTCTTTTTCAGGGATGCGTATGCCAGCAAACTCTTTTCCTTGGTCGATTGTAGCTGCTACATTCTCCCAAAATTCGTCATTTTGGGCTTTCATCTCTGCTTGTTGTCTTTTTTGGTTGACTACGATCTGCTCTCTTTCTTTATTTTGAATAACTGCCAATTGTTTTTGAGCAACTATTGCTTTGTCATAAAGTTTTCCAGAGTCCTCGTAGTCTTCCAGCATATCTTTAATGAACTCATCATCGTGGCCTTTACTTCTAAAGTATTCAGCTACAAATGTTTTTTGAGTTCTAGTATCCTCTTTTTCAATTTCAAATTGACCATAGTCTTTGCTAGGATTGTATGCTTCAAAGAATTTTTCAGAATCTCCTCCAGCCATTACATAATCTAAATGCTTTTGTACTAGTGGAAACTGTTGAAACAATTCATTGATTTGATCCTCTGCAATATTCTGAGCAATGTCTTTAGTAAATTCTATCAGACCCTCCTCAGTATCAGCATAGTCATTCTCAAGTTCATACCCCAATGCCTTTGCAATGGAGTCTGCTACAGACCCAGCTTCTTCTGAATCTTCGTCATCAACGTCTTCATCGTCTTCTTGGTCTTCTTTAGCATACTTGTTAGACTGGAGCTCTTCATCGTCTTCATCGTCATCGTCTCTTCTACTTTTTCTGCCTGAGGGCTCGGATTCTGAATCGTCTGACTCATCTTCGTCTTCTTCTGGTTCTTCTTCATTTTCTAATTCGTCTTTTGGTGTTTGCTCTTGTTCATCAAGAGTGTTGAGACCATCACCTATAAAATCGTCGAAGGTGATGTCTGCAATGTTCAATTTTTGTTCTTTGGTTGCCATATTTACAAAGGTATTGGTTTACTTATAGTTAAAAAGTATAAATTTATCTTTTATACTTAGCTTTATTGTATAGCACTCTGTTCTTTAACCCCCCTATAAAGTACCTCTTTCTAGAGTCTTCTGGGAGCCCCGACTTCCATTCATACATGGATATCTCTGCTGTAGTATCTGGTCCTCCAGTTTCTTTTTTCTTAGACTTATTTCTAGCTTTCTTTTTGACTATTGTAGGTGTTACTTCTATTGGGTTGCTTACAACAGTTCCAAACTCTGGGTCAAAAGTATAGCTAATAGGTCTTTCTTCTGGTTGTTGTGCAATTGTCGGCTCTTCTTCTACCACAGGCATGGGAGCTTCTTGGTTTTTAAATCTACTTAAAAATTTAGAATCTCTATTAAATCTAGAGTCTACATAAATTGCAGTATCCCCTTTAGGAAATGTGTCCTCTAAGCACTCAATTGCTTCTCCCTGAGCATTGGTGCATCCGTAGCTTAAGTATCTCATGCTGCTATCTTTTTTGTAAGCAGCATTTCGTCTGTTGAATTCTGCGGGCTCTGAGTGACCCTCATACTCACTAGATTTTGGCGTTGCCCCATAGGTTATATGTATAGCCGTTTCATTAGCCTCAGGAGCAGGCTGTCCAAATGCAGGTATAGGATTAAGGCTATATCCAGGCCAACCGTAAAGATTAGATTCTGGACTCATCATATAAATTCCTGTTGGGGTAGATCTACCTGCAGGATTAGTTTCTAAATCATCTAATGTTCCTACAGCTTTATTTATGTCTGTCTTTGGGTTTTTACCTGCTTGACCAGTTAACACTGGAAAAGTTTTAGTAATCTTTCCTTTGTCGATTATGTTTAAGGTATTTGTACCTTTATCAACTATGGTTCCTGACTCAAGAGTTCGTGTATCTTCCTCTTCTGGCCCAGCAGTCTGATACCTTTTTACTCCCCCAGTCTTCGTAATCTGCTTAGCAGGAGATTCTATTACTGTTCCTTCGTAAGGCCCAGTTGGAAGGTTTTGCAAACCAGGAGGTACAGCCTTATATGACTCTACTAAGTTTCCTTGTTTGTCAACTTTATCTATGTCAATAGGAACTTTCATCCCCATTGTATTAAAACTCTGCCCAGGTTGGACATTAGGGAAGGCCATAGCTTGGTCAACATTTCCTGCTGCATGTGCAGGACGTAATCCTTGCTCTTGCTCTTCTGGAGTTTGAGCAATTTGCATTTGCGGCTGAGAGGCTTCTTGCTGTTGTTGTACATATTCCTGTACAAGATCTCTACCCTGGTCGTAGGCACGGAATGCTTCTACTATATTACCGGGATAGCCTGAAGTTTTAGCTCGAGCTAGTATGTCTTTCCTTATAGCATTGTCCATTAAGACAAGAACTTAAGTTTGTATTTAGCAGAATTGAGAGTTGACTTTATATTGTCTAGATCATTGACGATCTCAGAGAATTCACATCCATCTTGAACTCTGTTAATTTTAGCATGAAGCTCATCTATATAGCTAAGGGCATCTTTAACAGTAAACATTGCTGGGGCACATACACTTGGGGGCATATCTACAGGATACTTTGGGATCTCCCCAGTTGCTCCTTGATACCCCTCTGCAATTGCATCTGCATGCCCAGGGAGTGCATCATATAATTCGTTAAGAGCCTTATGAGCTGCAAATGATCCTGGGCCTACGATGGTTAAGTGAAGCACGTGGAATTTAAGTGCCGCGTCCATTAACTCTACAACCAATCCTGGAATAGAGTTTTTCTTTTCTTTTACTTTATCTAAATAGCCCATTACTCAATCATATTATTGTTTTGTTCCTGCTGTCTTATTTGGTAATCCTGCTCTCCTTGCTGAGCTTTAAGTCCAAGCTCTTGCTCCTTCAAAGATATCTCTCTTTGCTTAATTTCAAAGTCATTGAGCATTTTCTCTAAAGTTGCACTAGATTTTTTATCATTTGATTCTGCTGCAATAAGAGCAGTTTCAACTTGAACCTGTCTATCCTTTTCTTTATCCAAGGCCTGCATTTGAAGTTCTTGCTGCTTAAGTTGCATTTCTTGCTGAGCTTGTTCTTGTTGAGCTTGCTCTTGAGCTTTTCTTAATTCTTCAGCTTGCTTCTCAGCTTGTTGGATTTTATCTTTAATTTGAGCAAGGCTATCACTTTCGTAAATAGAAATAGCAGCAGAGAGTGGGAGACCGTTTTGAACAGCTGCTTGTGCAAGCCCTTCAATCTTCTGTCTTTTTTCTGCATCTTTACCTGCATCAGAAACAAATACTCCGTACTCTGCCTCCATATGTGTAAGTGGATCAACGTCAAGTTCATCCATTGTGCCATCAGGCATTACGTACATAGCCTTCTTTCCATTGAGCCAAGCCTCTTTTGAGTAATCCAAAAGTCCTTGTAACTCTCTTCTTTCGTAGTGAGCAAATTTTCTAAAGATATCCTCTGTAATGTGAGAAGACTGCACAATGCTCTGCTGAGACGTAGCTTTTCCTTCATAAGAACTCATTTGGCCCTGTCTCTGCCTAGTCACCCCACTTACCTTCTCCCATTCGATCATTATTGATTCAAGCAAGGTAAGGTATTGAGATATTGTCTTAATAGACATATCAAGTACTGACTGATGCTGGGGTGATAGCTGAATTCCTTCTTTGTTATAATCCACCCAAGCAATACCTGTACCCTCTACAAAATACATAAACTTATCCATGTCCCAGTTCTTAGGGATCATGTTAATGTCGAACTGAGCAATGATATCCTTGCTTCGTGCAATAGCTAGTTCAAGACGGTATTTGTAAATATTGTAATTGAGCTGATAAGCTATTCCTAAGCTTACCAAAGAAATACTCTGAGAGTTAATGTCTGAGTATTTTCTTCCATTGATTGGAAGTTTACATCTTGAAGGGTTGTCTAGACTGTTACGTTGGTTCTTGTATGGTCTCATATTGACAAAGAATCTTCTGTCAATTCTGGTTCCTTCCCACACTTCGTTTACCCACTCCCACTCCATCTTAGCCCCAAGTTCTTTGAGCTCTTGAGGTAATTTATACCCCTCTTCTACATCGAACATTTCAGTATTCCCCGTATTTGGATCGTCATAACTAACAAATCCAATACGTTTTCTACTTTTCCAGTAAACTGTTATTATCTCAATTAACCTGTTACGGTATACGTTATCATCTGCTCCACTAGCTTCGGCTCTATATAAAAGGTAAGCTTCAGCTGAAGTGTGAGTTGGGGATTCTAACTCAAGAACCTGTTCATCAGATAGGTATTCCCCAAATATGTCAATAATGGTAGATGCATGAGAATACTTTCTGATGATTGCCCAGTCGGCATCCTCAACAAAATCGATATCAGGATCCTTGTCATAGTCTATATCTAATGGATTAACTACTTCGTAAAATACCTCATCTCGTCTTACCCCTTTATGTGAATAGCACTCCCCTGTTACAAGGAAGTGGAAAAATAGCTTTTGAAATTTGTCATAAACCTCATTGTAGTACATGATGTAGTTTATGGCTGCTTGACCTACAATTGCTCTATGGTCTACATAACTTCTTTGAAATTCATCTGCAACCTGCTTTGGAAGAGGCGGCTCTTCTTGAGCATTTTCATCTAGCTGTCCTGCTTTTGCAAGCTCACTCAAGAACCTAGCTTTAACATTCATCAGTAGAAGATTCTTTAAAGCTTCTTCTTTGATACTAATTGCATCAGCATTTTGCACAGTAACTGTGTACTCGAGAGGACGTTTAGATTTCTCCCCAAGCAAGAGATCGATGATCGGCTTAATGATCGGATAGTTACGGAGCTTCGAAGGAAAGTGGCTTCGGGTTTTGCCATAAGGTTTAAGGACATAGTTGTAGTCCTCCTCGTCGATTACCCCGTTATAGTAATCATACAGAGACTTTAAGTAACTGCGTCTCTCACTAATACCAAACTTAGACAGGTTGATAAAGGCATTGACACAGTCTTCTTTCCACTTGTCATCTTTCTGAGAGAAGGGAATTCGTTGCTTGGGGATTGTAGCTTGTCCGAACATTAATACAAAAGTAGGTTTGTTTTACAGCGGGTCTTTAAAATAAGTGGATTTGTTTAATCCTTTATTATATCACACTCTTACTTATACATCTTATCGAACCAGTCGTTGCTTGAGTTATCAGAATCATTGAAGCTTAACTCCTTGTTATACAGCTCTCTAGTGTGGTACATCCCCACCATCAGTGCCATAACACGGTCAAAGTTACCCTTCCTGTTGAACTTGATCAACTCTTGCAGTAAAGCAAGGTCGTAAATCTTCTGCAAGTTAAGGGTAATATTGCCATCTTCGTCAGCTCCTCTCCCAGAAATTAACCAGTCTCTGATATAAAGCTCTCCTTGGGATTTTCTTTGCTCGGTCATGTGCATACCAAACTGACGTTTTACATTCTTGCTTCGTAGCTCTTTTTTGTCAAGCATCTCGAATTCCTCCTGCAGTAAATGCATTTTACGGAATCGTTTAGCATAGGCTATTACTTCTCCTCGGTCATTTTCAAATCCTATCTTAGCATTGTAGTATTCTGCAAGCATAAATAAAGTTCTATTGTATTCGTCCTGGGTCTGAGGTCTGCCTACGTAAGATGCTACTATTATGTCATCTGGTTTGGACATGTTATTGGGAACCTTGATAACATAGGCTGCCCCAAGAGAGCTAGAGCTTTCAGCTTTCCCCTGTGCATACGGGTCATGGCAGATGATATACATGTTTTTTGGTGTTACCTCTTCTACCTCTGTTTTAAATGGAGGCTCGTACAATACTACAGCTCCAGTTAAATTATCATCCTTTCTGTGAGGAAACTTAGAGATTGCTCTGAGATTACTGTTAGGGGTAAAGTCTGCTTTTCCTTTAGAGTTGTAGTACATCTCCCCTACTACCCCTATCTTATCCAGGTTACCGGATATAACTCTGTTGTACTGTTCTTTTAATGAGTTAACGTCAAAGGTGTTTGCTGTAACTTGCAAGGTTGCTTCCTGGGGGGTGAATGGATGTTCAGCTATGTACTGATCGTAAGATTTAGGGTCATTCCCTTTCTTCTTCTTTTCTCTCTGCTCTTCCTCGTACTCAACTGCAGCATTAATTAAGCTATTCCCGTTCTCATCTATGAAACCATCTAGGTTTTTATAAATAGGGACGAAGTAGCCACATATTGTCCCCATGGCCCCAGCATCCCAGTCGTTCTCAAACCCCATACAGTTGTAAGCATCGGGGTGATAGAAGAGTTCTTCTAGACCTTCAAAGCCAGGACCTTCTTCTCCTCCAGTTCCAAAGGCTATCATGGTACCAAGTGTCTTAGAACCCTGTCTCATTGTAGGCATAGCCACCTCCCAAGCTTTAAGCAAGCCTGAGAATGAACCTGATTCTTCGAAGAAGATTAACTCCCCTGCTTTACCACGTATTTTATCTGGATCATCTTTCAGTGATACCCCAATTATCTGTGATTTAAACCCTAGAGTTACGTCAGCCCCGTTTACATTTTTCTTGTACCCTGATTGTTTATGCATCTCACGGTCAATGAGACGTGGCTGTGTCCAAGCTGTGTTATCATCAATGAATGATATAATATCCCAAGCCTTCGACAGCATTCCGTCCCCAGTTAAGTACTGCTTATCTGAGGCAAATACGAAGTTCTTACTGTTTCTTAGGTGGAAGTAGTTCCTACATAGCATTGCTGCAGCTTTGTAGGAGAAACCCTTACGTCTAGCCTTCAAGACAACCATGTGTTTGTTCTCTCTACGGGCCTTATCTACGGCATTAAAGTACTCAAAATCCCCATCATAAAAGGCTGGAAAACTGCGGTCACGACGTGATATTACCTCCCCATCTGGCTGTTCTTCATCGATAATCCTATCAATTGGGCAGTAATTCAGGTAGAAATAGTGGAATCCTGATATCTTAACCCCATTTATCTCATGCCCATGCATGCACTTAAACTGTTCCCCATCCCAATAGTCGTAATACTGCTTGGTACCAGGTAGAGCATCGGTATAGTGCCCATACTCTATGTAATGCTTAGCTACTGCAGAGAATAAGTGGGTGTCCTTCAGCATTATTCACTGTATTTGTTAGTCTTAACCCCTGCTCTGTTAGGGTTGTCTTTAGCTTGTTGCTTTTGTACCAGCTCTTCTAGTCTATCTAGACCTTCGATTACATCCCCAATCTTAGATAGGTTAGCAACTAGGTCTTTTGCTTGGTAGAGAAGCTTTCCGTTCTCGTCCATGGCTGTAAGATCGATGTCTTTGAAGTACTTTTCTAGCTTGTTAACTGCAGATCTAGCTGATTTGAGTAGCTTGATAGAGTGTGTCTCTGACAACTCCCTGTATTTCTGCAATCCTGCATGTAAGTTGGGGGTTGACTTGACCTTTAACTCCTCTAGTAGCTTATCTCTTCTCTCTGTCTCGTCGTAAGCTGCATAGCTAGACCTATGGTCTGCAAAAAAGTAGACAAATGCCAACTCTTTTGTAGTCAATTTCTCGAATTCCGTAATAGTCAGAGCATACGGGGATGGTATAACTACATTATTGTTTATTGTTAGCAAGTCTTTCATTTTTGCGTCTGGTTTTCTCGTTTAGATGGGCTATCCGCTCACTTTTTGCAGAGAACGCCCCAAAATATTGCAGTCTGATAGCCTCAAACTTCCCCTCTTTCATAACTTTAGTCACGTACTTAAACTGGTAGTACACTATCTCTTCTACTTTATGAAGAGGAAGGTTATACTTAGTAGCTAACTTCTGAATTATGACCTTTTCTTTGTTCATTTCTTAAGATTAAGAGGCTTTCCACTGTCTCCTAACTTTATTGGATCCCATCTAGACGGCTCATCCGGGCACTTAGCTGTTTGCCAGCTAGCCTTCTGCTCAATGTAGCAGCCACATAAGCCACATTGCTTTGTATCCTTTAGAATATTTGGGCATTCGTGACAAGTTTCTACACGTTTTCTGTACTGCTCTTCTGTTACGGAGGGCATGCCAGCTGCTATGTACTCTGCAGATGCTTTTGCAAAATTTGCAAGCATTTTAATTAACGATGGTGTTTTCTGACTCATTGTTCTTGTGAATTTACTTCTATTAATTCTGTTAAATGCAGGCCTTCTACATTACCCTCACCATCCTGAATCACCATCAGGGAGTAAAACCCTATATAAAAGAAGGTAAGTACTTTGGTTGGAGGAATAAATACTGGGCTCATGCTGGTAGGATGTTAATCTGAACTGGTTCTTTCTTTAAGATCGCAGCAAGTTCGTATCCATTTTTAGTTTGAAGTATCGCTCCTTTGTCTTTGAGTCTTTTTACATAGTTATTAAGGGTGTTGTGGTCCTTAATTCCTAGAGTCTCTGATACTTTCTTTTTATTAGCAGGGGAGCACAGATTTACAGTTTCACTTGAGTCAATGAATTCTGCTAAGACTTTGAGTTCGGTGTCTGTAAGCTCTAGAATCCCGTTAAATATCTGGAGAAACTTCTGCGTCGTATCCGTCTTGATATTCACTCTTCGGAGTTTGGTTTGGTTCTTCATCGATAATTTGTATTTTGGCTCGTCCTTCAATGATTTTAATCTTGCACCTTTTAGAGTAGCTGTTAAACTCATCAATATGTTCGTCTATATTTTCCCTGGTTACTAGGAACGAAAGAAAAACCTCCAATTCTTTGGCGGCTTTTATAATATCCTCTGATGTTCTATTCCCTGAGTCTGCTTGCTTTCGCAAAGATTCAAAGTCAGCTAGGGATATTGTTACTGTCCCTACCATAACTTTATTTGCTGATTACTCCAAGAAGCATGAATTCATTAACCATCACATATTGAGTTTCTTCAATATCGATGATTACGCCTTCCGTGTGCGGGTGCACGTATACGGTATCTCCTTCTTTAACCTGTTTACACTCTGGGCCAGCTTTAACCACTGTGAGAATGTTAGACTTCATAGAATTAGCGGCTTCATCTGAAAGAAGGATTCCGCTATCTGTTACTTTTTTGTGTGGAATTGGGAGAACTACCCAATCTCTGGTAGGATTAAAGTTCATATTACGTTTGGTTTTATGCAAATGTAATAAGACTTTTTATATAGTCAATAGTTTTATTAAAAAACTGCAAAATAAAGTGTGGTTGCAGCTAAGCCTCCTAGACCTATAGTTAAGGCTGTGTTTTTTATCTTTAGAACTTTGACCTGCTTTTTAAGTCTGAGCATCTCGTTTTCATTCTCAGTTTTTATTTTAGTGTCAATCACTAGTTTGTTCTCATAGACACTCTGTAACATTTCCACACTGGTGGCCTGAACCCCAGTTATTTTAGAGTAATAGTCTAACTTTTGCTTTTGGAGTTGATACAGCCTCTCCATCCTGGTAGCGGCATCGTACCAGTACATCATCGAGTTAAAGTTGAGATTAATTAAGCTCGTTTGGTATGTTGATAGTACGGGAAAAGAATCCTGCTTTGAGGAGGGAATCCGAAACTTTAAGGACTTCTGTGAGCTTGCGGTTAGCACCACGAGCATCAGCATTAAGGATATTGTAAACCTCTTGACGATAGTATTCATTGACAATGGGTTGTTGGTTAATTAATGTATCTGAGACCAGATTTAATGAGTCTATTTTATTGTACAGAGAGTCAATCTTAATTGAGTTCTCCATTACCTGTTGCATAAGACTATCATTTATTTCTTCAAGTCTATCTTGCAA